TGACCGAAAAAGGTCGCGCCAAGTACAACCGTGAAACTGGGTCGCATTTAAAGGCTCCACAGCCTCAAGGCGGCTCCCGAAAAGACTCGTTTTGTGCCAGAATGAGTGGTGTTGTAGAGCATTCCAAGGGGGATGCTGAACGTGCAAAAGCATCGCTTAAACGCTGGAAATGCCCCGGCTGGTAAAGGAACAAACATGTCCGATCTGAAGTCAATGATTAGGGCCGTGGCTGAGGCGCATAACGCCAAAAATCCCGGCCGCCGCATTTCGATTACCGACCCCATGACTCGTGAACAGTCAGAGGAGCGTCAGGAAAAGCGCCGTCAACAAGAGGCTGTTGAGGCCAAAGAACGCGCCAAGAAAGATGCGGCTGACCTGCCCAACCTTGAAAAGCGTCATGCAGAGATGACCAAAACTTACGAAGGCGGTAAGAATTATCGTTACGCCGACCGTGAGCAAAATTTGTCTGACTATGAGCGCAAGGCTCGTGACATTGAACCAGAAATGAACAAGCTGGGCGCTCGTATCAGCGCAGCCAAGGCTGGTGGATACAAGCAAGGCGGCAAGATTGACTTGAAGCACTGCAAGATCAGCACCGTTGAGAAGAGCCACAAGCACAAAGACTGGTGAGGTAACCAATGGCTTACAGCGGAACAGTAGGACAAACGGTCGTTACGACCCAACAAATGATCGACCAAGGCGCCCGGATGTCGGGCAAATTGGCCGAAGAGTTGACTGTCGAGCAAATTCAGGCCTCTAAACAGGCTTTGTACTACGTTCTGAGCAACTTGATCAATCAAGGCATTAACTATTGGGCCATTGACAAGAAGGTTTACGGCTTCAACGCTGATCAATTTGAGTATCTGCTACCTGTGGGTGGTAATGACGTTTTAAACGCGCTGTATCGCCGTTTAAGCCGTCCTACGCCTGCCCAATACGGCGGATACTTCGGCTCATCCGGTGTTGTTGGCCTTGCGTTTGACAACAATGTGCTGACTGCCGACACCCAGACATCGCCGAACGGCTACATTGGCATCAACTATGGTAGCAACAACCCCATTTATGCGGGTTCGATTGGTATCTTGCCTGCCACTTCTGGCCAGTTCCACATTTATTTGGAATGGTCGAATGACGGCGCCACATGGAATCTGCTGGAAGACACTGGCGTGACCACATGGGTCAGCGGCCAGTGGCTTTGGTACGACATTGACCCCGGCGTGACATGCCAGTATTACCGTATGCGTGAAACTGGTGGCAATACTTTGAGCGTGGCTGAGTTTTTTGTGGGCAACAACTCCACAGAAATCACGATGGCACGTTTGAACCGTGATGATTACACGAACTTGCCCAACAAGAACTTCACGGCCAACCAGCCGTACCAGTTCTGGCTGAACCGCACGATCCCGCAAGCCAAGATCACGCTGTGGCCAACGCCAAGTGACCCATTTGAGCAGATGGTGGTGTGGTATTCACGCCAGATCATGGATGTGGGTGATTTGTCTGGCCAGATTGAGATTCCTCAGTACGCCCAAATGGCCATTCAAGCCATGTTGGCGCACCAAATGTCGATGATTTTGCCCGGTGTGGATGTGCCTCGTATTCAATATCTTGAGACACAGGCTGAGAAGCTGTTCATCATGATGGAAAATGAGAACCGCGACAGATCGCCGATCTACTTCGCCCCGAACATTAGCGTCTACACGAGGTAAGAATGCAGTACCTCACATATGCGCATTACAAACCCAACAATGAAGTGTTTTACATTGGAAAAGGGTCTGAATTCCGTGCATCCACAACCAAAAACAGAAATAAACAGTGGCACGATGTAGTGGCGGAGTGTGGTGGTTTCAAAACTGAAATTCTTGGTCGTTGGGAAACTGAAGCTGAAGCGTTAGATCACGAGCGGTTTTTAATTGATTGCTTTCGATCTATCAAAGCGCCATTGGTAAACATTACATCTGGTGGACAAGGCGTTCATGGTTTGAGGCATTCTGATGCCACCAAAACGGTGCTGCGTCAAAAATCTTTAAACAATGGTTCTGTTGAGCGTTGCATACAAATGGCCAACGACCCAGCCATGATTCAAAAACGACGAGCAGCCACTATTGGCAAAAAGCGTACAGAAGAATCAAAAGCAAAAATGGCAAAAGCCAAATTTTATAAATCACGCAAGATTGTTGTGTGCGAACAAAATTTTGAAAGCATTTCTGCCTTGGCAAAATTTCTCGGCTTGTACAGAACTACAGTGCGTAGATGGATTGACGCCGGTCAAATGATCAAGATAGAGGACGCCTATCATGCCAAGATTTCTTGATACGACTGGCAATGCGTCTATTGCCATTTTTATTTGTGATCGTTGCAAAATGAAAAGACCCATCATTGAAGCAATGCCTGATCCAAATTTTAGTGGCCTCAAAGTGTGCCAACAAGGGTGTGCGGATGAGAAAGACCCATACCGTCTTCCCGCTAGGAAAACTGAGCGGATCACCCTACAATACCCACGTCCAGACGTTAGTGTGGCGGTTGATCCGAATGACATCGTGACTGTGCCATACGGCGGTGAAGTCTTGAGCACTGAGCAAAGCGGTCAGACGCCATCACAGGACGGGAATCAACAAATTATTGGATTGCAACCCTGATATGGCACAAGTTTCGATCACCGAACTCCCACAGGCGCAGGCACTACAAGGCACTGAGTCTGTTCCAATTGTCCAAAATGGGGTGACAGTACAAACCACCACCGGTGCTATTTCTGGCGCCGGTGCGTTGAACTATCCATTTTTGACTGTTGGCGGCACGTCTGGCCTCACTCAAGCACGGTATTTGACTACTGGGTCTGGCTTGTCTTTGACGGACAACGGTGTTGGTAGCAGCTTACAAATCAATTTGACCGGCGCTGCTCAATCTTTGGACGGCGCATCCAATGGATTGATCGTCAAGACCGGCCCTACAACGGTCAGCAACACCGCAATTGCGGTCGGCACAGGCCTGACTATTGCCAACGCCGATGGCACGGCTGGCAATCCTACAGTTGGTTTGAACGCCACCTTACAAAACTTTGCCAGCACGTCCGGCACAGGCATTCTGTCGATCAACGGCACATCCGTGGGCGTGTTTACGCTTCAAGGCACATCCAGCCAGATTGCTGTGACAAACGGCAATGCTTCAGGCGGCTCTCCAACGGTTGGATTGGCATCGAACCCCACCCTGCCGGGTAATTCATTTGTTCAACTGCCTTTTGGCACGACATCGCAGCGCGGCTCACCCTCTTATGGCGCTTTCCGATATAACACCGACATCGCCAGCTTGGAGGCTTATACGGCTTCTGGATGGGGCGCTGTGGTGTCTGGATCAGGTGTTACGACATTCAGCGGTGGAACGACAGGCCTGACCCCTGCAACACCCACCGCGGGCGGTATTGTCCTCGGCGGAACCCTAAGTGCAGGTAGCGGCGGAACTGGCGCATCCAGTTTAACTGGATACGTTTATGGCAACGGCACTGGCGTGATGACTGCGTCGACCACCGTTCCTACTACGGCATTGTCTGGCACGGTCACGAATGCTCAGTTGGCCAACAGTTCGATCACAATCAACGGAAACTTGGTCAGCTTGGGTGGGTCAACTACCATTAGCGCCGCTACTACAAGCCCATTGACAATCAGCACCGGTTTGTCTGGCGGATCGTTCAATGGTTCAACTCCAGTAACGATTGCGCTTGCCAATACGGCTGTGACGGCCGGATCGTACGGTTCAGCTTCTGTTGTTCCGACTTTTACGGTGAACGCCCAAGGTCAACTGACAACCGCGGCAAATGCAACGATTAGCATTCCTGCCTCGGCAATCAACTCTGCAATCCAAAACAGCGGTCTACAAAACAGTTCAATTACCATCAACGGCAACACAGTCAGCCTTGGCGGTTCAACAACTGTTACGGCCAGCACCACATCGACTTTGACGATTGGCACTGGATTGTCTGGAACATCGTTTAACGGCTCGACGCCAGTCACGATTGCTATTTCCAGTACTGGTGTGAGCGCAGGAACGTATGGTTCTGCAACGTCAATCCCGACTTTGACGGTCAATGCACAAGGGCAAATTACCTCAATTAGCACCAATGCGTTGAATTCACCTGCTTACCAAGGCACATGGAACGCCTCAACCAACACGCCGACACTGACATCGAGCGTGGGCACGAACAACAACTACTACATCGTGTCGACTGCCGGTACAACGACATTGAACGGCATCTCGCTGTGGTCGGTGGGTGATTGGGCGATCTTCAACGGAACCACCAGTGCTTGGGAAAAGGTTCTGGGAGGCTCTGCGGAGGCCTTCAGCAGCCTTATCGTGACCGGTTTGACTGGTTACATGTATGCCAACGGCACAAGCGCTGTAACGGCCTCTACAACGATCCCGACAAGTGCTTTGTCTGGCAACTTTGTGTCGACATTCAGCGCTGGTACAACTGGCTTGACACCGTCGATTGCTACGGCTGGCGCAATCACTCTGGGAGGCACTTTGGCCTTGGCCAGTGGCGGCACGAATGCTAATCTGACCGCAGTGGCTGGTGGTATTCATTACTCCACCGCATCGGCCACAGCCATCTCTGCGGCTGGCACAAGCGGCCAAGTGCTGACCTCTGGTGGTACTGGCGCACCTACATGGTCGAATCTGTCGAGCATTGGCGTGACCACACTCAGTTTTGGCACAACCGGATTGACTCCATCGACTGCGACCTCGGGTGCGATTACTGTGGCTGGTACGCTGGCAGTGGCCAACGGTGGTACTGGCGTGACATCGTCAAGCGGTGCCAACTCTGTGGTGCTGCGTGATGCAAATGCCAACATCATTTACAACAATGAGGCTCCCGGCTACACGAACACGGTCACCGCAGCAGGAACAACCACGCTGACGGCCGCATCGACTCGGTATCAGCACTTCAGCGGCACAACGACTCAGACCCTCAAGTTCCCTGATGAGACTACCGTCCCGGCTGGTTTGGGCTACATCGTTGACAATGACTCGACTGCCAACGTGACTGTTCAAGACAGTGCAGGCAACACGTTGGCGACTGCTGTGCCCGGTGGTGCTGGTTGGATTTATTCGCTTTCGAACAGTGCTGCAACTGGCAACTGGGCGGGCTATATCTTGCCTCCCGGCAACAGCGCAACTGGCTTTATCACATGGGGCACGGCTGGGTTGAACTTGGCCAGCAGCTACATCCAAGGTGTGACGACATTGAACATGTCGGGGCAGTTGACATCGACTGTTGCAACAGGAACAGCGCCGTTTGTGGTGGCCAGCACGACTCAAGTTGCAAACTTGAACGCAGCAACTGCGGGAACCGCAACAAACGCAACGAACGTGGCGCTGACTGCGGGCTCGGGAGCCACAAATTACTTGCATTTCAGCGCATCGGCAACAGGGAATCAACCAGTTAACACCAACGCATCTCTGACATACAATTACACCAATAATACCCTGACAGCGGGTATCAACGGCGGCACTTTCTAAGGA